TTCCGAGTGAACAATTACCCGAATCACATTCATTGCTAAGGATAACAAAACCTTTGCAAATCAAATATATTCCACAACTAACACCTCAAGGATTTAGAGATTATGTGGCTATGGTAAAGTGGGCGGCTTACACCTCAGACGCCGTTATTACCATACCAAAACAAAAGATAATGACAATCACAAATGCTACAGGCGAAATGGCAAAGTCTTATGGCCAAGTGATAAAAAACTATGATACAATTGATAAGGTACCTGAAAAGAAAGCAGACCTTCAATTTAAAAGAGAAAGATTGAGTGACCAACAAAATGAAGAAATTAATGAAATCTTTGATGAGTTTAAAGACGAAGACCCAACAATCCATTAATAATAAATTAGGTATAGGAGCTTTCCTCAAAGGCGGACACCGTCCATTATATCCATTTTTTGGCAAGAGTCAAGCGTGGATGAAATACAACCAAACATTGACAAAAAAGGAGTTTTAGTGTATTATGGTGACCATGAATAAAAAAACAAAAACACAAAAAGAACATTACGTTAATAACAAGGAGTTTTTGGCTGCCATGATTGATTATAAAAAATCAATTAAACTGGCAGAAAAGAAAAAACAAGAAAGACCACCTGTTACTGACTATATTGGCAGTTGTTTTTTAAAGATAGCTAATCACCTATCATATAGACCAAACTTTATTAATTACACATTTAGAGATGATATGATAAGTGATGGTATAGAAAATTGTTTACAATATTTGGATAATTTTAATCCTGAAAAATCAAATAATCCTTTTGCTTATTTTACACAAATCATTTATTACGCTTTTGTTAGAAGAATACAGAAAGAAAAAAAACAAGTAACCATTAAACAAAAACTAATCATGGAAGCAAACTATGATGATTTAACTTTACAACCAGGCGAAGATAGAGATTTTAAAAATCAATTTACAGAATTCTTACAAAAAAACACAGTTATAGACGAACCAGAAAAAAAGAAAAAAAAGAAAGCGACTAAAAAGAAACCAACCTTGGAATATTTTATTAATGAAGATAGCGATACTGAATGATACACATTTCGGTTGTCGTAATGATTCACCTGCTTTTATAGAATACCAAAATAAGTTTTATAACGATATATTCTTTCCATATCTTGTTGAGAATAATATCAATACTTTGGTACATTTAGGTGATGTTGTTGACAGACGAAAATTTATAAACCATAATACTGCTCATAACTTTAAAAAAGTTTTTTGGGATAAATTAGATGAACTAAACATTGATACACATATCATTATAGGTAATCACGATACTTATTATAAAAATACAAATGATGTAAATGCTTTACAAAACCTCAATATCAGCAAAAAAACTAAAATATATACTAAACCAGATGAAGTTAATTTTGACGGCCTTGATATACTTTTCTTGCCTTGGATTTGTGATGACAACTATTCTGATTCTATATACTCTATTGATAATTCTACCTCTACTATTGCTATGGGCCATTTGGAGATTAAAGGATTTGAAATGCACAAAGGGGTTTTCAATGACCATGGTTTAGAAAAATCACAATTTACTAAATTTGAAAAAGTAATATCTGGACACTTTCACAAAAAATCAGATGACGGCCGTATATATTATCTAGGCACACAATACGAAATTACATGGTCAGATTACAAATGCCCTAAAGGTTTTCATATATTTGATACAGATACTAGAGAACTTGAAAGAGTGCCTAATCCTATTAGAATGTATAAGAAATTATACTATAATGATAAAGAAACAAATTATACTGGTTATGATTTATCTACATTTAACAATTCATATGTAAAAGTATTTGTTACAAACAAGACAGATGAAGATATGTATAATCAACTTATTGAAAGATTTTACAATACAATAAATGTACATGAACTACAAATTGTTGAAGACCCTATTGATGTAACCTCTACTGTAAGAAGTGATATATTGGAACAAGGTGAAGATACATTAACATTTTTAGGTAACTACATAGACCAGGCAGAAACAGGTGAACTAGATAAGAAAAAATTAAAAGAGTTTGCAAGAGATTTATATAGTGAGGCTAGTGAGTGATAAAGTTTAAAAAGATTAGATATAAGAATTTTTTATCTACTGGCAATATACCAATCGAAGTAGAATTAGATAACTCACATACTACATTAATTGTAGGTAGTAATGGTAGTGGCAAGTCAACACTATTAGACGCATTATGTTATGCTTTATTTAACAAACCATTTAGAATTATTAAGAAAGACCAGATGGTTAATACTATTAATAATAGTGATACGCTTGTTGAAGTAGAGTTTGATGTTGGCACCAATCAATACATGATAAGACGAGGCATAAAACCTAATCTATTTGAGATATATCAAAATGACAAACTAATAAATCAAGACGCTAATAATATTGATTATCAAAAATATCTTGAACAAAACATAATGAAATTAAATTACAGGTCATTTATTCAGGTTGTTATATTAGGTTCTTCAGCGTATGAGCCATTTATGAAAATGAAACCAAGATATAGACGAGAAGTTGTTGAAGAAATATTAGATATAAGAGTTTTTGGCCTCATGGACTTGATTTTACGTTCCCAACAAAGTGATTTACAAAAAAGTCTTACGGAGGTGCGCCACCAATGTGAGTTAATAAAGACCAAGTATGAAACTGAAGCAAAACATCTAAAGTCTTTGGAGGCGCAAGGTACAGACATCCAGACGCATAAGCAAAAATTACTTGATAAAAATGATACAGACTCAAGTAATTATCAACAAAAAATACAGGAATTGAATGAGTCGATTGCTGTTCAAAAAGAAAAGGTAAAAGACAAGTTAAAAGTTGATATGAAATATAATCAACTACAAAAATTAGAAACTAAAATAGAAACTAATTTAAACTCACATAGAAAGACACTAAAATTTTTTAAAGATAATGATAGTTGTCCTACTTGTACACAACCTATTGATAAAGAGTTTAAGGATACTAAATGCAATCACGAGCATACAACAATTTCAAAGCTAGAGAAAGGTCTATCTCAGCTCGTAGAAGAATTAACCCGTCAGGAAGAGAGAGTGGTGGAAATGGGAAAAATCTCAACCAAGATACAAGACATGACCGTAGAGATAGCCAAAATACACACAAGTTTAGAACAGATAAAAAAGAATAGTGACCAGATACATTTAGATATATCAATGGCACAAAATAATGATATTGAAAGTATAAAGATTGACCTAGAAAATATGTCAGGTCAATTGAAGGTTGCTGAAGAAGAATTAGATAAAGTATCTCAACAAAAAAAATATGTAGATATATTAAGAGAAATACTAAATGACAAAGGTGCTAAGGCACAAATTATTAAAAAGTATCTACCTATAATGAATCAATTAATTAATCAACATTTACAATCTATGGATTTTTATATTAACTTTAATTTAGATGAAGAATTTAATGAAACAATAAAAAGTAGATTTAGAGATACATTTAATTATAATAGTTTTAGTGAGGGTGAGAAAATGAGAATAGACTTAGCCTTACTTTTTACTTGGCGACAAATCGCTAAGATGAAAAATAGTACAAATACAAACTTACTAATGTTAGATGAAATATTTGATAGTAGTTTAGATGGTCAAGGTATGGACGACTTCTTTAAAATTATTAAACAATTTGAAAGCGAAAACATCTTTATTATATCTCATAAAGGCGATATACTATTTGATAAGTTTACCAATATTATTAAGTATGAGAAATATAAAAACTTTACGAGGTTACAACAAGCATGAAAGAACTAAAATTAATACCACCAACAGACGCTAGAGTTAACAATGCAATAGCACCATTTGTTGATGATATGTTAAAAGACGAAGATATAAAAGACAGACAAGAGTTATCAGACGCTATGTTTGAGGCAATGACAAAGCACGGTGGTATAGGTTTATCTGCCAATCAAGTTGGTTTACCTTTTAATATGTTTGTAATAGGTGGTCATCCATCAATTGAAAAGGGTTTAAAAATGACTTGTTTC